AGATCAAATATATCTTTACAAAAATATATACCAGTGGAAACCTTTAGGTGAACATTGTTTTATAATGCCAATAAAAAATACAGACGACTGGTCACAAGAACCAGAAGTAAAAAACAAAGGTATAGTAAAGATAAGTAATAAAACCTTAAAAACTTTAGGTATAAACGAAGGTGATCTTGTTGGATTTAAATCTAATAGAGAGTTTGAGTTTGTTGTTAACAAACAAAGACTATACTGTATGCAATCAAATGATATTTTAGTTAAGTATGAGTTCAAAGGAAACGAGGAAGAATATAATCCAAGCTGGGCAAAGAGCAGTTGAGGAATTAATAAAGGTTGCTAAAGAACCTATAGTTGATTCAGATGATGACATATCTGCTGACAGACTTAAGAACGCGGCTGCTACAAAAAAGCTAGCTATATTCGATGCGTTTGAAATACTTGCTAGAATAGAAGAAGAAAAATCAATGCTTGACGGTGATGCTAAAGAAACTAAAGAAAAAAGTTTCAAAGGTTTTGCAGAAGGCAGATCAAGATAATGTACGAGCAGTCTTTAGTTAAAACAATAGAAGACCATATAAAACCTAAAGTTTTAAAAAGAAACAACAGGTATAACAAATGGAGATACGGCTACGATGTTGAACATGACATTATAGTTATAAGCAAAGATGGAACTATAGGTGAGATAATTGAGATACAAAATCTTAAAATAGCTTTACCAAAACAACCTGAAAACGTTTTTAGTGTTTCTAAAAGAATAGAAGAACAAAAATGGACTAAGGCAGAATATCCAAAAACATTATCTAAAATTAAAAGTGTTTTTGATTGGCAGCGTTACCCTAATAGTTTTAAAGAAGAATGGTACGATTATATAGATGAAGAATTTAAAAGACGCGAGCAAGGATATTGGTTCTATAATAAAGGTTTGGCTACTTACATTACTGGTTCTCACTATATGTTCCTGCAGTGGAGTAAGATTGACGTTGGGGCAGCAGACTATAGGGAATCAAATAGATTGTTCTACATTTTCTGGGAAGCTTGCAAAGCAGACCAAAGATGTTACGGAATGTGCTACCTTAAAAACAGACGGTCTGGTTTCTCATTTATGGCATCATCAGACACAGTTAACCAAGCTACGATTAGCTCAGATTCAAGATTCGGTATATTATCAAAATCAGGGTCTGATGCTAAAAAAATGTTTACCGATAAGGTAGTACCGATATCAATTAACTATCCTTTCTTTTTCCGTCCTATACAAGACGGTATGGATAGACCTAAAACAGAATTAGCTTACAGGGTACCAGCATCAAAGCTAACACGTAGAAAGTTAGATGAAGGTATAGCGTCAGAAGAAATAGAAGGTCTTGATACAACTATTGACTGGAAAAATACAGGTGATAACAGTTATGATGGTGAAAAACTAAAGCTGCTTGTACATGATGAATCTGGTAAATGGGAAAGACCTGACAATATACTAAACAACTGGAGAGTTACAAAAACCACGATGAGACTTGGTAGCAAAATCGTTGGCAAGTGTATGATGGGTTCAACTAGTAACGCTATAGAAAAAGGAGGAGGAAACTTTAAAAAACTTTATTATGCTTCAGATGTTACGCAAAGAAACCGCAACGGCCAGACTAGCTCAGGACTATATAGTTTGTTCATACCTATGGAATGGAACTACGAAGGGTTCATTGATGCTTATGGCGTACCTGTATTCGACAAACCAAAAGACGCCGTTAGAGATCCACACGGAGACCTTATCACAACAGGTGTTATCGAACACTGGGAAAATGAAGTAGATGGCCTTAAAAATGACCAGGACAGCTTAAACGAATATTACCGTCAGTTTCCACGTACAGAGAAACACGCTTTCAGAGATGAGGCTAAGTTATCTTTATTTAATCTAACTAGGATATACGAGCAGATAGATTACAATGAAGACATGAGGAATAAAACCTTAGTAACACAAGGTAATTTCCAATGGACTGGAGGAGTTAAAGATACAACAGTTAATTTTATACCAGAAAATAACGGTAGATTTTTAGTATCTTGGATTCCACCTGCAATATTACAAAATCGTGTAATAATAAAAAATGGAGTTAAACACCCGGGCAACGAACACGTCGGCGCTTTTGGTTGTGACTCATACGATATATCGGGTACAGTAGACAATAAAGGTTCTAAAGGATCTTTGCATGGTCTTACAAAGTTTAGTATGGAAGAGGCGCCTTTTAATATGTTCTTTTTAGAATATATATCAAGACCTCCTACAGCTGAGATATTCTTTGAAGACGTGCTTATGGCTTTGCATTTTTATGGTATGCCTATACTAGCAGAGAACAACAAACCGAGACTACTGTATTATTTAAAAAGAAGAGGTTATAGAAACTTCTCTATAAATAGACCCGACAAAACATTTAACAAGTTATCAGTAGCTGAAAGAGAAATAGGTGGTATACCTAACTCAAGTGAAGATATTAAACAGGCGCACGCTGCTGCTATAGAATCTTATATAGAAGATTACGTGGGTTTAAAAGAAACTGAGTATGGTCAAATGTACTTTCAACGTACGCTTGAAGACTGGGCTAAGTTTAACATAAACAATAGGACAAAGTTCGATGCAACGATAAGTTCTGGTTTAGCTATAATGGCTTGCAACAAAAACAAATACTCACCAGTGGCTGAAATAAAAAAAGAGCCAGTTAGTATTAATTTTACAAAATACGATAACACAGGTTATTCTTCAAAAATAATAAAATAAATGGTTTATACTAATGTTAATAGTTCTTTTCCAAGTCAGGTAGTACCAGACGTAGAGAAAAATACTTATGATTACGGCTTAGCCGTAGGTAGAGCTATTGAGAACGAATGGTTTAGAGGTGACAAAGGCTTAGGGGCTGGTGGTCGTTTTGGTAATAGTTGGCAAGACTTTCACAGACTTAGACTATACGCTAGAGGCGAGCAAAGTGTAGCGAAGTATAAAGATGAACTATCTATCAATGGTGATTTATCTTATTTAAATTTAGACTGGAAGCCAATACCTGTATTATCTAAATTTGTAGATATTGTAGTAAACGGTATGACTGATAAAGGTTATGAAATAAAATCTTTTGCTTCAGATCCTTTTGCTATTAAGCAAAGAACTCAATTTGTTTTTGACGCTATAAAAGATATGCAAAGTCGCAAACAGATAGAAGCGTTAAACGAAGCTACTGGCCAAAACTTTTTTTCAAGTATAAATCCAGACGCGCTTCCGCAAAATGAGGAAGAGCTAGAGCTTTATATGCAATTAAGTTATAAGCAGTCTATAGAAATAGCTGAAGAGGAGTTAATTGATAATGTTTTAAATTACAATAAGTATGACGAAGTAAAAAAACGTCTTGCTTATGATTTAGTTGTATTAGGCATATCAGCTGTTAAAACGGATTTTAACTTAGCTAATGGTATTACTGTTGATTATGTAGACCCTGCTAATTTAGTTTATTCATATACAGAAGATCCTAACTTTGAAGATATTTACTATGTAGGTGAAATGAAGTCAATGAGCTTACAAGAAGTTAAAAAGCTTTTCCCTTACTTAACAGATTCAGAATTAGAAGAAATACAAAAATACCCTGGAGACGCTAATTACACGCGTAACTACTATGGTCAAGATGATCAATATAACCAGGTTCAGGTTTTATTTTTTGAATATAAAACTTATAATAATCAGGTGTTTAAAATAAAACAAACCGATCAAGGGCTTGAAAAGGCTTTGGAAAAACCAGACACGTTTGATCCGCCTGAAAACGATAACTTTGAAAGAGTGCATCGTGCTATAGAAGTTTTATACAGTGGGGCTAAAATACTTGGGCATGAAAAAATGCTTAAATGGGAGCTTGCTGAAAACATGACGCGCCCTTTTAGCGATCAAACTAAAGTTCAAATGAACTACGCTATATCCGCGCCTAGAATGTATAAAGGTCGTATAGATAGTTTAGTTAGTAAGTGTGTTAGCTTTGCTGATATGATACAACTTACACATTTAAAAATACAACAAGTACTGTCACGAACCGTGCCAGATGGTGTGTTTGTAGATGTTGATGGTTTGGCAGAAGTTGATCTTGGCAACGGTACAAGTTACAACGCTCAAGAAGCTTTAAACATGTATTTCCAAACTGGTAGTATCGTGGGTAGGAGCTTAACACAAGATGGCGACCCAAACAGAGGCAAAGTACCAATTCAAGAGCTGCAGACATCGTCTGGTATGGCAAAAATACAAGCACTTATACAAACTTATCAGTATTACTTACAAATGATACGCGATGTAACGGGGCTTAACGAAGCTAGAGACGGCAGTCAACCGACTAAAGATGCTTTGGTAGGTTTACAAAAACTAGCCGCTGCAGCTTCTAACACAGCAACGAAACACATACTTCAATCGTTAATGTATTTAACGATAAGAGCTTGTGAAAATATAAGCTTAAAGGCTAGTGACATGCTTAGCTTTCCTCTTACTAAAAACGCTTTAATTAGTTGTATAAATCAATACAACGTAGGTTCTTTAGAAGAAATAGAAAAACTAAATATGCATGAGTTTGGTATATTCTTAGAGCTAGAACCAGACGAAGAAGAACAACAAATGCTAGAGCAAAACGTGCAGATAGCTTTACAGTCTGGAGGAATAAATCTAGAAGATGCTATAGACATTAGGCAAATTAAAAATATTAAATTAGCTAATCAATATCTAAAACAAAAACAAGCTGAAAGAGCTGAGGCTGCTGCTATGGCTCAACAGCAGAATATACAGATGCAAGCTCAAGCAAACGCACAAGCTGCCGAGCAAGCTGCTTTGGCTGAAGTTCAAAAACAGCAAGCGCTTACAGAAACAAAACTACAGCTTGAGCAAGGTAAGTCTCAGTTTGATATACAAAAAATGGAATTAGAAGCTCAAATTAAAAAACAATTAATGGCTGAAAAATTCCAATACGATATGCAGTTAGCTAAATTAGAAGTAGAAGCTCAAAAAGAAAAAGAAGATAAAATAGAAGATCGTAAAGACGAACGTGCTAGAATTATAGGTACACAGCAATCAGAAATGATTTCACAGCGTCAAAACGATGAACTACCTAAAAACTTTGAGTCATCTGGATTTGACTCACTAGGAGGATTTGGACTTGAACAGTTTGAACCTCGTTGAAAATAAAATCCTTTAATTTTATACTATTATATTATGTCAACAGAAGTAAAACAAGAAGGAGAATTTAAAATGAAGACTCCTACTAAACCTAAAAACTTAGGTAAAAAAAACGAAGTAACTAAAATTGAAATACCTAAAGAAGGTATTGAATCTCAAGGAGAGGTAATTCCTGAGGTTACTAAAGTGGAAATAAAAAACGAAGATGCCGTTCAAACACAAGAGACAGATGATAGCAATGCTATTATCGAAGAGTCCAAAGACAGTAGCGACAGCAAAGAAGTGGTTGAAGAAATACGGGCCACCGAAGAAGGAGTAGAATCTCCTTTAACTGTAGTTGAAGATACTGAAGAAGAGCAAAAAGTTGTTGAAGAACAACCGCAACAACCAGTTGTAGAACAAAAACAACTGCCAGAAAATATTGATAAGCTAGTTACTTTTATGGAAGAAACTGGTGGAACTGTACAAGACTATGTTAGACTTAATGCAGATTATACCAATGTTGATAATAAAACTTTAATTAGTGAATATTATAAACAAACTAAACCACACTTAGATTCTGAAGATGTAAGTCTTTTATTAGAAGACTTTGATTATGACGAAGATATAGATGAACCAAAAGATATACGCAAAAAGAAAATTGCGTTCAAAGAGGAGGCTGCAAAAGCTAAAGACTTTCTTGAAGGCTTAAAAGGTAAATACTACGACGAGATCAAGTTGAGACCGGGCGTAACCCAAGAGCAACAAAAAGCATTAGACTTTTTCAACCGATACAATGAAGAGCAACAAGTAGTAGAACAAAACAAACAGGTTTTTGTTAACCAAACTTCTAATCTTTTTTCTAATGATTTCAAAGGTTTTGATTTCAATGTAGGAGAGAAAAAATTCAGATATGGTGTTAAAAATCCTGAAAGTGTAGCTGAAGCGCAAAAAGATATAGCTAATTTTGTCAAGACGTTCTTGAACGATAAAGGCGAAGTCGTTAAAGTTAAAGACTACCACAAAGCTTTGTACGCTGCTAGAAACGCTGATACCATAGCTCAACATTTTTATGAGCAAGGAAAAGCTGACGCTGTTAAAGATGTTATGGCTAAATCGAAAAACATTTCGACTGAGCCTCGTCAAACAGCTGCTGGTGAAGTATTTGTTAATGGGATTAAAG